CATCTAGCGAAAACCCACTATACTTATGTGGGTCCTTAATTATTGGCCAACAACTTAAGTGATGTGCGTAATGATGGTTTACTCTGGTTACTTTGCAACTTGCACCAAGTTGATTAAAATTAATACTCGGAAAAAAACCATCTTCACGTATACTTAAGTCATACCTCCAGGGGTCTAAAACTATCGCTATCTCATCTAAATCACTAGAGATTATACCCCACTCTTCATATATAATATTTTCCCAATCAGTAAGATTATTGATACCATGATGCTTTTGTTGAAATTTTCTTTCTGTTTTTAAATATCTGACACGTGATCCATCAAAGTAGCTAAAGCTACTGTCATGCTCACAGACTCTCATACCAAGTAACTTCACTTAAATGTTTTTTTCTTCCAATGTAATTTTCTATAAGCGTTCTCAAACCATGCACCAAACGTAAATGCAGTAGCCTTTGTTGCTTCTTGATCATCATAATATCCATAAGTGGCTTTCCAATCTTCTCTTTTGAAGGGTATTACTTGCACCATCGGATCTCCTTGTTTTATCATGTATGGTTTTGCATAATCTCTAGTCCAATAAAAAGGAAAAGCAACTATTAGAGGATATGTATCAGTATCAACTATGCCATCTATAATTTGAAATGGTTGATTGTTATTGTTTGGTTGTGTAAAGAAACAACTATAACCTGGTGGTGTCTTTATGTGCCACGTATTTCCAAACTTAAATACTTTGTCTACAGTTCTTCTATTATATCTTAAATCCTCAGGAACCTGTATATCAAGGTGAGTGTTGACACCAAACTGGTGTTCATTTTTAATCATATTTGGATGCACATCAAAGTTCATGGTTTTATTTTCTTCATCGTAATAACAACTTATGTCGCTAGAAAAAGGTATCATGTAGCCATGTTTCATAGCATCTAAGAAAGGCACACAAGTCTTTACAGTCTTACTTTCTGTTTTTGGATGACCACCAATAAATCTCTCTAGTTTTTTATATGCCTCAGGTATGTGATTGAGAGCTGGTTTTGGCCTCGGTATATTATTGCCAAACTCTTCAGTATTATATTGTGAGCTAAACTTTATTGTTTTCATCTAACATAAAATTACAAGAAAAAATCATTCTAGCATCATCTTCATTTCTTAAAACCTCATGGGGTATGAAGCCGTTAAAGATTACTATTTTATTTGTTTCTGCAGGAATAGAAATTTCTTTACAAGTAATATAAGGATGTCCAGGCATATAAAAGAATGTTGGTGATGATTTTTCTGTAGCTTGTAGATAGTATATTAATGCGTATCTATTTTCATAGGGGTCATGTATGTGTAATTGATGGTGAGCCCCTTCATCATATGCTTGAAACCAAGATCTATCAATTATTGGAGAGTGTAATCCTAGTATTTGTTTAGAAAAAGAGTCTATTACATTTTTCATAAATGTATTAAAACCTTGAAGCTCAGGCTCTTGTAATATTTCTTCTACTTCTAAAAAAGTAGTAAGCATACTATCTCTTTTAAATGCAAATTTTTTCAAATATTCTTTGACATGAGTAAGATCGTAATCGACTTTGAATTCGTAAATACAAGCGGGTAGATATGTTCTTTTAACGTCTAGTTCTGCCACTTACCTTCTACCATCGGGTTGTATATCAAAACGTTGAGTTCCTGCTCTCCACGCTGTTCCTGTTGTATTTGACACAAGGTTGACAGTAAACTCTCTACCTCTACCTCGTAAACTTACAAAGTCTGTTGTGTCTGAAAAAGATGCAGTTTTTGTAACGCTAGTGCTATTGTTAGGATATGCTTTGAATTCTAGTTTAGCATTCAAGACACCGCTTTGATCTTGAATATCAGGTATTAATTTAGATACAAAAGCGAATTCATCACCTTGTCCAATTTGAACTGCACCTGATTTAACAAATGCTGTCATAGCTTGTCCGTCTGCATCATTACCTGCTTCATGTAAATATAGTTGAGATGAGCCATCTGTCAAACCTAATATTACTTCGTTATTTGCAACCACATCTGCGGAATACTCTGTTGCTATAGGGTTGTCAAACACTTCTCTGTCTACCCATGTTGTTCTGTCTAATGTGCCAATCCACCAAGTTCCCTCAAGGTAGTTATAAGCGACAACTGCATTTACTTGGTCTGACCCTGTTTTTGCATAAAACCATAGAACCTCATTAAACTCACCGTTGTGTCCTACGAAGGCGTTTTCTGATGCAGTAATATTAATATTGTCAAAAATAAATTGTTCTACGGTGCAAGGTAATTTTTTTACGGCACCATCAAATAAAAAGAATGAATCTTGAGACATCCAGTAACTTATACCATTTATATCAACAGCAGCATGTTGCCCTATGATACCACAGTTTTGTCCAAGTTGTCTTAAACCAAATGTAAATGGTGGACCTATGAATTGCATTGAATGTAGAGATGTGTCGGTCCATACAAGAATTTGTCCTCTTGATCTTTCTGCCGCCACGATCCGCGATCCGTCAGCAATACGCAAAGATCCCGCAGTATTTTCTGCAGTTGGTTGATATGTGTTGATGTCTTCTTGACTAGAAAATCTTATAAGTAAATCATCTTGAGAGGATGCTGTGCCAACTGTTTTTTCTGTGCCCATCAAAAGTAAATGTCTATCTGGTGTAGATACTAAACTTAGTCTTGAAGCTGTAGGTGCATTTGTGACTGCCACACATCTAGTTGATACACCTGCAGACGTGTCCCATGTAAAAGTGCCACCATCAAGAGCAGTTGCAATTAAGTCCTCACCAAAATTATCTAAGGACCATTGTCTAGCTTGCAGTGTAACATTCGATGTAGTTCTCGGTGTACCATACGTTGATACGTTCCAAACATCTGTGCCCCAACCAAACGCAGGAACAGAAAACTCGGGCCCTGGATTTATTTGATATTTCATATTACCACTACCGCCACCTGATGCTGTTGATCCTGAGGCAGTGCCAGTGTGTGTAACCACATATGCGGCAGTGTTAACTACAGACGTGACCTCGAACTCATTGTTCATGTCCAATCCATCAACCGCTGAAAAAGAGTCAAAAGTTACAAAAGATCCTTCAGCCGCTCCATGTCCTGAGTCTGTGACTAAGACTGATGTTGTGCCGTTTGTAGTAAACGGGTTAGTTCTAGCTTGTGTTCTTCTTAAAGGTGTAATGTCATATGCTATACCTTCTTGAACCACATATAATTTTCTATCTGTCCCTACAGCAACATACCTGGTGCCTTCTAAATCAACCCATGTGTGCTGATCACGAGCCGCTCCCACCAATGATTTTGGTATAAACTTCTCCCAGCCACCAATTTTTTGTGCGGAACCTTGAAAAAACCTAACATTATCCCCGTCTGTCCACTTACCTTTTCCGGTGTAGTCAGTGACTTCTTTATTAATACCTGGTGCTGGTCTAAACTCTACTAAGGGCATTTCGACAATATACTAGATTTTCATAAGACTTCAAAGTCAAGATTTAACGTTTGCCTCAAGCCTTTACCTTGAGGATAGGTCCCGTGCATGACATATGTGGGAAACACAAAAAGATCACCCACTACTGGACTATATTGTTTAAAATCATCATCTTTTAATATTAGAAATAAATTACCCTCATGCCCTGTGGGAACTTCGGCTGTTGATAAATAAAGGACAGTAGCAATATCATTTTTGTCTCTTGTGCTATGTGTATGTATTAAATGATAAGAGTCCTCTTGCCCGTAAACTGTCCAACCTGATGCAATTTTTACCTGCTTATTTAAATTAATTCTAATGAATTGAGTTATCACATCAACAACAGGTTGAATACCTTCTAACTTAAATCTTTTTTGAACAACGTTTTTGCCCTTAGTGCTTAAATTATGTGTGGGTATTATATCTACTTCATCTTTTGTCAGGTCATCAACGAGTCTTTTGACTTCTGTCATATCCCCTAAATTAGTTTTTAAAACCCAGTCTTTTTTATTGTTGAGGTACATCTCTTATTTTATCAAAGTTAAACGCTATGGATATTCTTTCATGCCCCTCCTGATTACAAGGATAAACACAATGAGGCATCCTATCGTCAAAAAATATCATGGTGCCTTGTTGAGGCGCATATTTATATTCTTCATGCATAACGCACGGCACTAAATGCGTAAAACCAATTGGACATTTATCACAACACATCTTGTGATAATATACAACTGACCACCCTGCATCTAAGGTGTGTATATGCGGAACATTCCAATCAGTTCCCTTGTTAGCATTTATCCAAAAGGCTGCTAATCTGACGTTTTCACCTATCTCGTTAAGTTTTTTTGTAGCAAAAATAATTAATTCTTCAAATCCAAAAGTTATAAAGTTGCTCTGGAAGCCGCCTACATTAGATACTACTCTACCTTTATCGTATTTTCTAACGTGATCTATTTGATCATCTATTACTGCTAAGTCACCAGTGTAATCGGCAACAAAAAATGACTCTTTTCTAACTATTACTTCTTTCATCTTCTCTTGAAAAGACTACCCACATGACCCCTAAAAGCTCTATTACCAAAGTGTGTGAGTGGCATGGAAACATCAGCCCATATCTCACCGCCTATTTCTTGAAACAATCTTGAAAAATAATAATCCTCTGATAGATATCTTTTCTGACCAGCAGTTTCATAAGGACCTACAGGAAATAAGTCATAACAATTGTCAGACTTAAATGCACCGCCATTAATTATTTGATCAGACTCATATTTTCTTTCTGGGTATGCTTCTTGCATTCTTATAAAAACATCTCTTTTAACTAACATCATACCAGTGGCGGCTTCTTGCACTTTACAATAACCATTTTCAATAGTCAGTTCTTTTGGATTATCAAAATTTAAGTTATATCCTAAAGCTTTTATTTCTATTTCATCTGGAGTTGCATCAGGAAATTCTTTTACTATTTCTGCCATTCTTTCAAAGTGTATATGTTTTCTAGGGTATATGCCACAAACTACATCTTTTTCAGCTTGTAATAATCTTTCTATGTTCGTGTAGTCAAAACCTATGTCAGCGTCAATAAACAACATATGTGTTGCTACAAAATCTTGTTGATCTAACATCATGGTTACCATTGTATTTCTAGCCCTAGTTATAAGACTTTCATTACCCATAGTTTGAAATCTTAAACCAACATTATTTTGTAAAGTGTATTGTTGTAAACTTAAAAGTCCGTGACAAGTGTTTTCAGTTAGCATACCACCATACATGGGCATACCACAAAAAACTTTAAAGTTTTGATTTTTTATCTCATTTTTAGGTATCATTTTTCTCCTTTATTCTTTTTTCTAATCTTTTATGTGCATTGATGAAATATAATCGGAATTTGTTTTGGTTTCCATAAAAGGTCTTTGTATCTTCTAGGTGATAGTTTAGTTTTATTTGGCTGTCAGTCAATGGTATGATTTGCACTAATGGTTTACCTACATTTAGAGAGGCTTTGTTAAAACTATTCATATCGAGAAAACCGTTGATATTTGTGCCATGTGAGTATTTAAATCTCATGATGGCTGTCGGTATGTGTATATTAAAAGGGTTCAGGCCCCAATGAAAACCTGTGAAAACAAATTTTATATTTGATTTTGTCCTTATGGCCCAGGGACTAATTATTTTAAATTGAAGATATCTATCGCCATCTAAATAGTATTTCCATTGATGTTCAGGATGAAAATGCACTTCAGTTAATCCGTCCGAAAACTTCATATTAAATTTTTCGTCTTTATACATAATGCAATCTGACCAAATAGGTATGCATAAACCATTGTTAAATAAATCCTGCACTGCAACACAGCCTTTTAATGTTGGCTCATGTATTGGTGTTTCAGATACATTAGCTGGCATATCTTTGTACCACCTTGGTATAAATTTTTTTGTATAATCTATTGGATAGAGTTCTAATATCTCTTGTCTATATGTAACAATATCTAAGTTTAGTTTTGGTTTTGGAAATCTAAAAAGCATCTATGTTTATTTTCCAAACATTAATTAATCTCATGTTTGGTGTGTTTTGAAAATTTGTACCAATGTGTTCTAAATGTGCATCAAATAAAACTAATCTATTAGGATAAAATCCAACGTAATTCATTTGATCATTATCATATATAACTGTGCCACCCATCCAGTCAGGATCATAGTCCTCATTTAAAAATAATATTGCAGTGTGTGTTGAGTTCTTGTCTCTATGTAAATATCTGGGCGCTAAAGTGTCTCCATTTGAATATGCCCTATATAAAGATACTTTCTTCTCAAAAACTTTTTGCATTTGTGTTATGCAATCCTCTGTGTAAAATTTATCAGTTAAATCTTTTTCTATTCTATACCTATCTAATCTCCAACCCACGTAAGAATCATCAATCATACGTTGATACATTGCTGGTGAGAAGAAGTTGTTATATACTTGTATCATACGATTGAGACAACATTGTTATAACCCTTCATAACAAAAGAAACTAAGTCAAGTGTTAGACATATCTGTATGTCTTTTTTTGGGTACTCTGGTTGATTATTTTCAAAAAAAGTTATTGAGTCTGATTTTTCTAATTTCTTGTATATGTGATTTTGGTTGGTAGTAACATACTTTGTTAATATCTCTGCACAAAGTTTATCCTCATCATTAGGCTCTTCCGCATTAAACCCGCAACACACTATGTCCCAATTAAGATCACTGTTTACTATGTATTCAGATACTGCACTAACATTACAAAAACCAGCTATTAAAACATTTTTATTTCGTAACTTATCTAACATGCCGCCACAAGCCCTTGACCTATGCAAAACAACTTTGTTAGTAAATTGTCCATCCCAAATATGACTTGGTGAATTTACATATCCATAAGTAAAAAGTTTATTTCTCTCAGGTTTACCAATCGTAACTGACAAAGGGTTTTCGTTATACAATTCTTTAATTTTATTTTCGTCTTCTGTCATATAATACACAAGAGGTCTCTTTAAACATACTATACTAGCAACGGTGGCAGCTCTTAACACATCTATAATTACAACATTATTTTCTAATGTGTCCACATCAAAAGGATGCTCATAAATTTTATACATGTCTTATAAATGATAAATCATTTAGTTCTTGTATGCTATGATTCATACTTAAATATGACTTATCTATACAACTAGATATTGTTAACTGATCACGACATTCATTTTCAAAACAAGCGTTAGTCAAGTCAAACCACTTAAGGCCAAGTAAATGATTTTTTTCTGTGTTCTTTCTTATTAGCCAACAAGTATCTGTTGAATAAAAGTCCCCTACCATGTGCTCCTTAACTTTATCTAAATCACTTATAGGTATGAGTTTGTGATACTCTGCAAAATCCATCTCTTCCTGGAATGTTCTATTTTCTAAATGTGTGCAGACCATAAACTCTGGTTGTTCGTTTACAATGATGTCAAGACACAACTCATAAAATTTACGATGTTGATAAAATTTATTATCTACCCAAACCGTGTAGTCGAACTCATCAAAGAAAAAAAAGTTGGGACACATTTTAATTAATCTTTGTCTTTTAGGATTTTTAAGTTGTCTGTATTCATGAAGAACATTTCTATAATGCCATCCCTTATTTTGTTCAGCTTGCGGGTGATTATCATGAAAATAATAGTAATCAAACTCAGGTATCATTTGTTCTTTAATGCATGGTATGAAACCCCTATTAGCTGTTTGTGCTGTGTAAAAATTTACCTTAACCATGTCAGTAACTGATACCTCGTACCATTTGTAATTTTTTTAACACCATGTGGAAACATAAAAGATGATGGGAACACTAACACATCACCTTTTTGAAAGCTTATGATTTTACTTTCATTAAAAAAGGTAAACTCACCACCCTCATATTCTTCATTCAAACATATTGAAACAGTGAGCGTTCTGGACCCTGTCTCTTCACCATAGCCATCATCATCATGCTCTGCGTAAAAATCACCAATGTTCATTTGACGTAAGCTATATCCAATATCTTGATCTACTTTAAGATGAATTGCATTGGTGGTTTTTTTATAATCTTGTATTAAAGCACCAATAAACTTGTATATATCTTGCTCTATTGTCTTTCTTACATAACTATTTTTTTTGTCTATTATATTATGATCACTTATTTGTATTTCACCCAAATGCCTGTCATCATTTTGATTAGTATATCTATTAAATAATTCGTCTCTATATGCTTCTATGATTTGATCGCAAAGTTTTATTGGAAATGTATTCTTATGATAAATAAAGTCTGATAAAAGCCCAGACATTATTTTTTGACGTACCCGATGTTCTTTCTTCCGTCATAAATATATTCTTTATATTTATCATCATCCTGATCTACATAGTGTAAAAATACTTGAACACAATGGTCCTCTGTTAGTGGGTCTCTCCAATGAACTAATTGTTCACCTGAGTAAACAATGCCGTCACCAGGATTTAATGTTATGCTGTTTAGCCTTCTAACTTTTTTATTTTTATCATAAACGTTGTCTGTTGAAGACTCATCATGTATACCAAAACTTATAGGCCAAGGAGCGCCTCCTATGTTCAAGGTGACAGAGTATTGACAAGATGGTCTATCAGTGTGTGGCCTTAAAACCTCACCCGTAATATAAACTCTAGAGTAACTATAACTAGGAGCTACATTTTTTTGCGTAACGTGTTTTATTTGTGGCTCTAATTCTGCTAACAAGGTCTCAGCTAAAATATCACAATAACTACCTTTAAGGTAAGGCGCAGGACCATATAAAAGATTTGGTGCGTTTGGCTCTGCGAACTCTTGATTGGTGCATGCTTTTAATACAAAATAATTGTAAACAATTTTACAAACATCAGGTGGTATCATTTTCTCCACAACAGCGTATTTATTCTTAGAAAAATATTCTACTGGATCCATACCACTAATACCTTTCTCTCGCCCTCTATTACTTTTTCTACTTTATGACTGTATAAAAAATTACTAGGAAATATTACTGCTTGATTTTTTCTAAGTTTTAGTGGGTTATTATCATTTAAAACTTTTAATTCACCACCTACATAGCTATCACTAATACCAATTAACATTGTTAAAGTTCTTGGTGCATGTTTAGCTGAATCATCTGTGTGCCAATCATAATGGCCTTTGTCTTCTGCTGTATATTTTAAAAAATGTAAGACAGGTGTAGAATTAATTTTTTCTGTTAAAGGTTTGTGTTTAAAATTATTATTATATAAAGAATATAGTTTTGTAACCAACTGCATAGTTTCATTATAAACTATTCTCTCAGATACATTTTTTATGTCTTCTTCTTTAAAAAAATGTCCGTTAACAGATCTGACCTCAGCGTCTGTGGTTACCTCACCTTTGTCTCCTATGGTGCCTTGCTTACCAAACTTATCTGCGTGGCCTTTATAAATAACATTTTCAATAGATTGAAAATAGCCCTCTTTGGCTATGTTATCAACTTTGACTATAAAGTCTTGAATGCCGTAATTATGCACCTAGGATATTATTTTTTGCTGTAGTTGCTGCAGCGTTAGCTGCTGTTTGTGCATTGGCGTGAGCTTGATTGTATGCCTCATCAGTCATGGGATTAGTATTAGCAGTAAACGCTGCGATCTGCGCAGTGTGCTCTGTTTCATAAGTTGAATTCCATGTCTCTGCATAAGTCTTCTCACCGTTCCATCTTGTGATCATAGTGTTAGCCCAAGCCGGTATGCCACTTGCATCTGCTATCGCTAAATTATCGTCATTACCTACGTACTCGATGTGTCCAGTGTTAGTAGCTGGCTTGTATTGTAATGCGTGTATATTAGTTGGAATAATATCACTAGCATTAATGTTATGATACCCTACACCATCAATAACTACATCTGCTTCAGTATCACCTGAATAGTCTCTAGGACCGTTGTCTGTATTGTTAGGGTTTATACCTGCATCAAATATTATTGTTATTTGATTTTTTGCGGTTACGTTGTTTATTGTTATTGCCATTTTTAGCTACCTTTTTAATTCCTTTCTTCTTTTTATCAATTTTTTTGCCTCTTAGCAACTGTATATCTTCGTCTGGTTCCTCACCATTTTCGACTGCTGTTTGTGCGTTACCAATCTTATCCCACATGTCGCCAACGTTATTGAGCTTTGGATTATCTTGCTTATTTTTTTCATCAACAAGAGCCAATGTAACCATGTTGGCTTTGACCATTTCGTTCCTAAAGGACTCAACAGCCGCAGTCGTTTGTATTTGTTTTCCGTTATTTTCTACTAATAACAGAGGCAACCATGCTATAGAGCAGCCCCACTCCTGCACAGGCGCTCCTGACTGTGGGTGATTACCTTGTAACATATTGTACCAAATACATCTGTGTTTAATACATTTTTTCTTGAGTAAAGGACAAGTTCCTTCTGGGTCAAATATTGGCATTAATCTTTAGTACAGGCTATAACATCCTCATGTTTTACGTTCATGGTAGGAACACTCAAACTAGCAGACGCTGTTGATACACTACCTGACATCGTAAATGGACTTGAGACAGGGTGTGAGTGAGCTCCGCCACCACCTGTGTTACCTGTTGTACTTCCTGGAGCATTAATAGCTTGGAAGTTTTGTTCGTTAGAAGGTAATTTTGTTCTAGCCGCACCTGGTGATGGGTGTGTATGAGCAGCCATTGTAGGTGTACTAATCGTAGTATCACCTGATGTCCCCGATAAAGATCCAGGAGAAGATACAGAATATGGCACAGTCTTTGCTTCTGTGGTCCTTGATCCAGTAAATACAGATGAGAAAGCATCACTACCTCCGACACCACCACCTGAACCAGTCACGACTCTTAAACAACAATCATTGATTGTTGATGCTGTGTTTTGTGTCCAACCTGTTGGTGCGGCACCTTGATAGAAAAGTGCGGTTGTGCCTGACGGTATGGATGATACACCTGTAAGTGCAGATCCATTACCAGAATAAGAAGAAGCTTGAATAGTTCCGTTTGCTGCTGTTATGACTGTAGATGATACAGTCAAATTGTTTTTTATAGAAAACACTCCTAAAGAATTTGCAAAAATATCTATCACTTTATTACTAGCGTTATTGTAAGCAATCGTATGAGCGCCTTGTGTAATTGTAATTGTGTTACTTGTATGGCCTACCGGACACACGCTTAATGTGTGTGATCCTGATGTGTTGTTAAAAAATATATAGTTTGACTCAGTTGCTGGTATTAATACTTTAATGTTGCCAGTTAAAGTTCCTGTAAACTCTATTACTTTATTGGCTGCCTCTGAAGTAGGGTCACCATCCACAGAGGTTAATGTGACATCAGCAGAGCCCCCTACATCTTTTGATAAATATCCACCAGTAAAAGTATCAACAGTTTTAAGATTAGTATTTGTATTATTACCCCAAGTGTTAGCGTTAGCTCCTGTTTGTTGAAGTTCTACTTTATATCTACTTGAATATGTACTACTCATAATTAATCCTTAGTAGCTATGATAGTGTCTACTGATTTAAGTGTCATAGCTGGAACACTCAAACTTGCTGATATAGGAACAGTGCCAGAAAAAGACACGTTACCTGATAATGGGTGACTGTGAGCCCCACCACCACCAGTGGATCCTGTGCTTGTTCCGTTGTTACCCATATTATAAGCATGTTGTCTGTTACCGGGAATACTACCGGGTCTACCTCTACCTGATGTTTGACCACCAGGTGCTTGTCTTGGGTGGTTATGTGAAACTAATGTTGGTGTACTAATCGTAGTATCACCTGACGTGCCTGATACTGGCACTGCTGATAATCCTGACATGTCAACTGTCAAT